GTTGATTCAGAAAAGCTTAACAATGACATCTTTCAACTACATTTTAAAAAATACACAGACCCTGCAAAAGTTTACGCCTTTAATCTTTTCAAGGGTAAGGTAGCTCGATCAGGTTTTGACTGTACTAATGATGCAATAGAATTTATATTTGATTTGATGAGTCGTTCATGCTTGACAGAAGAAAATCATGCAGAGGAAATGAAATTTGATTTCCACTATGACACATTTAGTGAAGCATACTACATGGTTTTTTCCACTTTATATAAAATGTATAATCAATTTAGGATGAAATTAAATTATCGGTATTCTCCAGCTGAGAGATCCTATTGGTTTATAAAATCTGCTGTGCCTTATGTCGTCACCCATCTTGCTAGCAAAACAAAATATCAGGCAAATATGTCAAATTTATATCCCTTTGCATTAGCATTGATGGAGTTATTCTTGTTTCAAACTGGACACAATCAGCCAATTGTTGATCCGATAAATGAAATCAATGAAGATGATTTTGATAATATTAATGATGCCCTTTTTACGTTGTTATCTAGAAGTAAAGCGTTATACCTTACTCATTATCAAAATTTAGGCACAATACCATATTTTCTGTTAAAAACATTGTTATTCTATTTTATAACTCGTTACCATTTTCAATTGCCCATGGGTGTTGCTATCTCAGGCGAGGCGCTCTCCTCGTACCTGCTTCTTCACTAAGGAACATTTCTACAGAGAGCAAGGCCTACCTAGACTTACCAATCCGTCCTAGATTACCTAAGTTCCAATGGATTGCTAATGTAAGTAAAGCAGGGTTGCCTTATGCTCTACAAATGGAGGCATTTACTCCAGATGTCCCATTTTGTTCCGACCCCCACGATCAAGTATCAGTACTTTGCGGGTACTTGAAGCGTGTTGCACCAGTACAAACAAAAGCATCACACGGGACCATGGTTAGATTGAAAAATTTTGTATCAAAATTCCTGAAGAAACAAGAAACTTTAGGTAGAATGAAACCATTACCTTGTCATGAAGCTGATCAAGATACATTTTTCTTGAATTGGATCAATGATAATAAAAATTATAATAGTAATAGAAAAAAACAATTAATAGAATCATATCTCCGATTGAAACATAATGGGTTTTTATTGGATATTCGATCTTATAACTGCAAAAGTTTTCCTAAGAGAGAATTTTTTGAAGAAGAAAAATTTGTAAGACTAATCAATAGTCGATCTGATGAATTCAAAGTGTTATTTGCCGCTTATATTGCTGCAATGGAGGATGAAGTTTATCGTCTTAAATATTTTGTTAAACACTCAACACCAATTGAAATTGCTGAGAAATTTTCAACTTTGACTCGTTATGAATATTATATGGAATCCGATTACTCTTCATTTGAAAGTTGCTTTTCCTTGGAGTATACTCGAGCTGTTGAATTGCAATTGTTTAAGTTTTATTTGCGTAACAATCCTG